CTCTTCATGGTCGGATATAGAGCGGAAGAGTGGACTAGTAAGCAGCTGGAGAAAGCCTTCGCTCTCCCTCTGCGCGAGGATTTTTATTTCAGGCTGAGTGAGTCTCCACCTCGGGTAAGCGAAACCCTGGTGTCTACAACCCTGCCTGTGTTCCTCACTTCTGCGTCTTTACCTCGTCCGGACCATAAAGATAAGCTGTCCCAATTGGCGGGATCATTTAAAAGACTAGGTGCTCAGGTACACCGAGTCTCTTTCAAAGAAAATAAGCGCATAATACGATATACTAGAAAGTTTATTTTACCTCAGTTTAGAACAGTAAACCCAGCTGACATTCCCTCGACAAATGATTGGATAGATCAGATCAATCATTCGGATAAGCGTAAGAATGAATTAAGGGAAGCCTATGATGAGCTCTCGCGAGAAGGAGTTGCCCCCAGTCAGACAACTGGGCAGGACGATCCCCGCGAGACAAAGAGTTTCATTAAAGACGAACCCTACGAGGAAGAAAAACCACAGCGGTGGATTAATGCATCTATTGACAAAATCAAAGTCGCGTTCGGCCCGGTATCCGATACTTGTACTGCGATTTTGTGTGAGCACGACAGCATGATAAAAACTGTCCCTGTTGCAGAAAGGGCGAAAGCCATCTGTGACAAATTGGGCAGCCCCTTTGCCATTGCTCAATCCTCAGACGCCACTGCTATGGAAGACCATTACGCCAATATACCAGGAGAGCCTTATAGCGATCCACGCTACCGGCTCTCCAATGAGGCTATGTTATATTTCATAGGGGGTTTACTACCGCCGATCCACCTCGTGAAGGTGGTAAGGTTTTTATATTATAGAACACCTGGGATTTGTTTTAAAGATGAGTCTCTTGTGAACCGTTTGTGGAGTCGCATTGAAGATGCCCCCACCCTCAGGAGTTTCTTTCGTGAAGTTATTGATGGATATCGAAAATTAAAGATGCGTGACTTTGGTCATGTGTTAGTTAATGCAATACTTTGTTCGGGAGAAATGAATACCAGTTTCAAGAATACGTATACCATGTATGTTATGGTTAATTATGCATCTTTCGATCTCAGTCTGGGTCGTTTTCCTCTTTGCCGATGTGTAAATGAAGGAGACGATTCCTTAGCTGTTTATCAAGAAGGGTGCGCACCGGATGAAAATTGGTGGATTTCTAAAGGGTGGGTCGTGAAGATAGAGTTCAAAGGACCCGTATGCGAAGCTTCCTTTTGTGGGTTAGTGTTTGACCCTGTTGACATGGTTAACGTGCCTGACATTAGAAAAACTTTGGCTAAGTTTGGTTGGACCGGGCGTAAGTACGTCCGTGCTTCCCCTAAGATGCTTAAAGGTCTACTAAGGTCTAAAGCCATGTCAATTGCGTGCGAGTACGGGAACGTCCCCATTTTAGGAGCCTTAGCACAGAGATTACTCTATCTGACGCGTGGAGTTCACGTACGCAAGAGCATCATTGATTCTATGGATGCTTATGAACGAGATCGATACTTAATAAACGTGAGAGAGAAACTATGGGAGAAGAAACCCCAGGTGGGGTATTCGACCAGAGCTTTCGTCCAGCGGATTCAGAACATACCAATCGGTTTACAAATTTCAATTGAGAGGTTCATTTCAGATGTCGACGGTCCTTTTGATTTACCGGACTTAGATTTCCCTTCTGTTTGGTTGAATAATATGTCCCGGACTCGTAATTCATTATCCTTTACGCCGAGAAGTTTCGATTTCTCCGGTAGACTAAGGGTCGTTGAACGTATGAGGGACATGGTCCTTACAACCAAGTGGAAAGGTAAGAAAATGGAAAGAATGCTCCGGCAGTTGGATCTCCTTTCTAGGGG